AGAGTGAGAATCATAGTCTGCAATACACACAGAAGAATGGATTTAATGCAGGCAAAGCAATCTTGCCACCCACCCATCCAGATGCCGAGCGTGGGAGTACGATATACTTTAATAACTACAGGCAGTACATGGCAGACCCACAAATCTTTGAGGGATGGGCAGCCCATGCAATACACGCAGATGAGGAGATTCCTGAAAATATTTTTAACACGCTATTGGCGAGACTTACCGATAATCATGGTCGCTTGATTTTGACCTTTACGACCCTGCAAGGTTACACGCCATTAGTGAATAGTTTATTGAAAGGAGCTACGACAGTCAGGTCGAAGTACTCTGCGTTAATGGATAAGGAACTACCTACTGAACAAGTGTCTGCAAATTGGCCTGACTGTCGGATCTATTACTTTTGGAGTCAGGATTCACCCTTTGTAGATTCCAATGAACTTGTACGTACTTATAGTAAGCAACCACAGGAGGTAAAGCTTGCTCGATTATTTGGTATTCCAAGCAAGAGCTTTGAAGGAAAATTCGCAAAGTTCCAGCGTGAGACAAATGTAATAGAACATAGTAAGATTCCTTTTGTCCTCGATCCAACTGTATCGGTAACCCGTTACTTTATATGCGATCCAGGTGGTAGTAAACCTTGGGTTGGATTATGGGCAGGTGTGACAAAAGATGGGAAGATATATGTCTATCGTGAGTTCCCAGACAGTACGATGGGAGCATGGGCAATCCCACACATCAATGGTGCTGGTAAAGCAGTGGGTAAACCTGGCCCTGGACAACGTCCTCTAGGTTGGGGGTACTCACAGTACAAGGATTACTTCGAGGCACAGGAAGAAGGAGAGGAGATATTTGAACGGATAGTTGACCCACGAATGGGTGCAGCCACAGTGCGTACCAAGGAAGGGGAGAGTAATATTATTAATACAATGAGCAACATGGGATTTGTATTCCGTGCTGCACCGGGCGTGTCCATAGACTCTGGTATTGCCAAGATCAATGATGCACTTAGCTGGGATGATACAGAGTCCATGACAGAGACAAATTGTCCCAAGCTTTACTTCTCTGACCATTGTGAAAATACAATATCGTCCATGCTTGAATATGCTGGAGAATCCAAGAATGACTACTTTTCTGACCAAATTGACTGCTTGCGTTACCTATTTGTAAGTGGTGCGGAACATATCACCCATCGTGACATTCAAGTCACAGGTGGTGGTGGGTATTAGATTGACTACATAAGGCTACTTTTGTAGCTTTATGCTACACATGCTCTCTGCCAGCGATCCAGAATTACTTTATGTCTCCAAAGAACCTGACATTGCCTACCTAAGTGAAGCGTACAAGCGCACACAAAGTGATTTGGGCGAGTGGCTAGACCGCAGGCAAAGAGACTACGATACCCGTCATTGCTTATGGTCAGGCAAGAGTGATGACTTTAAGAAGCACGCTTCACAAAGTTCAACAGGTGAGGTATTTCCTTGGGAAGGGGCAAGTGACCAGGAAGTAAAAATGGCAGATGAGTTAATCTCATGCCGAGTTGCAATGTGTATGAATGCAACAAGACGTGCGCACATTGTAGCCACACCCACAGAATCAAGTGATGTTGAGCGTGCCAATGTAGTGAGTATGTTCCTTCGTTGGTTAATCAATAGCAAGATGCAAGAGTTCTATCCTGAGATTGAACTTGGATTGAATCATTTATTTGAGAAGGGCATGATGGTACATTATTGCTGGTACGAGAACCAAGAACTCAAGCAGCAACAAACCATTAAGCTAGAAGAGATTGCTCAAGTACTTCCACAAATTGCCGGAGCGATACAGGATGGCAGCATGGATGAGGAACTAAGTGAGGCACTAAAAACGCAGTTTGATATTAGCAAGTCCAAGGCACGGGCAATGTTAAAGGAAATGCGCAAGGATGGAGAAACCACAGTTCCTGTTACTCGCCAAGTTGTAAGCAGACCTAAGATTAAAGCCCTTGCACCAGACGAGGATGTATTTTGGCCAAGCTATTGTATCGATCCACAAGAAGCACCATATATGTTTCATGTTGTGTCAATGACACCAGAGCAATTAAAGGCTAAAATTAGTACCGAAAATTGGTCAGAAGAGTTTGTGGATGCTGCCATTGATGTGGCAGGGCAGGGGGAAAGCTCAGACGATAATCTCTACCAACTGCGTGATGATGATGAATTTACAAGAACGGATGATAATAGCTTGGTTAGAATTGTGTACTGTTATCAAAGACTATTGGATGAGGATAATGTACCCGGTATTTACTGTACCATATATCAACCCCACCTACCTGATCTTTATGCCAAGCATCAATTACTTGATTACTCGCATGGGAAATATCCATTCGTAGTTACCACCCTTGAAAAAACAAGCAAGAAACTTTACTCGTCTAGGTCATACCCGGAGCTTATCGAAAGCCTTCAGCAGGTACTCAAGGCAGAAACAGATGCAGCGGTTGATGCACAATCGCTTACCACTTTGCCACCCCTAGAACACCCAATGGGTCGTGCCCCCACGAAGTGGGGGCCTGGGGTACGTGTTCCATACCGCACGCCAGGAGAGTATAGATTTGCAGACACACCTCGTGGATCAGCAGTAAACATTGAGTTGCGTAGATACATTGCAGAACAAGCAAATCGATATTTTGGAAGGAACGCACCGGGTGTAGATCCTGTGGAAGCACAGATGAAACAACAGGAGGTGATAGATAAAGTATTTCACCACCTCAAGCATGTACTCGACCAAGTGTACTCTCTTTACCAGCAGTATGGGCCAGACGAAGAATACTTCCGTGTTACAGGTATGCAAGACATGCAGAAGTATGCCAAAGGAAACCCTGGTGAACGATTTGATTTTTACATGCAGTTCGATGCAGCCACACAAGATCCAGAGCAAATGCTTGAGCGTGTAAAAGCAATTGCACAACTTGGCGCACAACTCGACAAGAATGGCACGCTTGACACTGAGCGATTATTACAAATTGCAGTCGGACAGATTTTACCAGGTGCTGCGGAAAGTATCATGCTTCCCAAAGAAACTGCCTCGCAGAAAGCAATGGATGAAGAAAGACAGACTATTGCAGAAATCTATGCTGGCGTACCACCTAATGTTAAACCAAATGATGCCCACGAGATGAAGTTGCAGATATTCCAGCAATGGTTAGCTCAACCCGATGTGGCACAAAAGGTACAACAAGATCCGGCATTACAGGAGCGTATTCAAAATTATATGCAACAAAGAAACATGCAGGTTCAGCAAAAAGCGAACGCTGAGATTGGAAGGCTGGGAGCAGCACCCACACAATTTGGATCAACAGGAGCAGCACAAACAGGAGGATAAAATTATGCCAATGGGAAAAGGAACTTACGGGACTAAGGTTGGAAGACCTAAGAAGAAAATGACTAAAAAGAAATGTGGTGGTCGTAAGAAAAAATGATTACCTACCGAGGTCAAAAGTTTAGTGCATACAATAAACCAAAGCGCACACCAGGTAAGTCAAAGAAGTTTGCCGTACTTGCCAAGCAAGGAGACGATGTAAAGCTTGTACGCTTCGGAGATCCAAAAATGTCCATCAAGAAAAACCAACCAGCACGAAAGAAGAGCTACTGTGCAAGGTCAGGTGGGATAAAAGGTAAGACAAATAAACTTAGTGCCAATTATTGGTCACGCAAAGCATGGGATTGTTAGATGTCACTTTATAAAAATATTCATCGAAAACGAAAACGTATCAAGGCTGGAAGCAAAGAGAAGATGAGAAAACCCGGAACAAAAGGCGCACCCACTGCCAAGGCATTTAAGAAAGCAGCCAAGACTGCGCGTAAGAAAAAATGATGGATGCACAACCTACAAAGAGAGTGGTATGCATTACTTACCCTATTTTTCTTCTTTTTAGAACGTGATGTAATCATGGATACATTATTTATAATAGTTGAATTAATATTTACACTAACACAATGAGTCCCCGAAAAAGAAAAACCTACCACGATATTGACCCCGAAGAAGCAATAACTGCTCTATCTACTTTAAAGAACGACCCTCAGTTTAAGAAGTATATAGAAATGCGAGAAGCAATGAGGGAAGAAGTCATCCGACAATTGCAGACAAAAGCAATCATAGACTGCACCAATCGCCACTACATGATGTGTGGAAAGCTTGAAGCAATAGACGAGGAACTGGATACCTTTTACAAACTTTAGTTGGTATATAGTAGTTAGTATAAAGCCCTTGCGACTTTTTGGGGATTTAGTCGTAAGGGCTTTTTCATTGCCCTTTTTGCTACATTAGGCTACATTTTGCTACACTAGGTAATTTATACCTTGATCTTATGGAAGCAATTCAAGAAGAGGTTGTCTCAGAATCCTCCGAAAATTCTGTTGATAGTTTAACGCAAGGTGAAGGAAACCTTACAATGGCAGAACTCGCATCATCCTTGATGCAGAAACGCCAGACTGAGGAAACTGACACCACCGAAGAGGAATCTGAACCTGTTGCACAATCTACAGAGGAAGAGGAATTAGAGGATCAGTCTGCTGAAGAGCCGGATGAATCAGATGAGGAATCTACTGAGCCGCCCGTACAACCTTCAGATAATGTTCTTTCAAAGTTTAAAGACCTGGATTTGGATACATTGTCCGAGGAGGAGTCTAAGGAATTAGCCAAGCATCTCAATGCTTCTGCAATCAAGCGGTTTGGAAAGCTTACCGCGCAGAAGAAAGCGTTACTTGCCGAAAACCAAGAACTCCAGCAGCAAGTTGAGCAAGCACCCGTGCCTACTGAACAACCTGCATTCCTTAAGGATAATGCCCTGCATAATGTCAACGATGTCAATGCACTTGCTAAGGAAGTAGAGAACCTCAACACGCTCATGGAATGGGCAGACGAGGGGATGGAAAACGAAATCGAGTATGATGACGCTGGTAATGAATATGTGGTAAAGGATGGAGACAAGACTTACACCAAAGCTGATCTCAAGAGAATCAAAGCGAATGCAAAAAAGATCCTTCGCAAAGATGCTCCAGCAAGACAGAAGTGGATACAGGAACGTCAACAATCCGACCAACAGGCAGTACAAACTTTCGAGTTCCTAAGTGACGGAGAAAGTGAGGACTACCAATTGTTCATGCAGGTAAAGCAAAGCCCACTCTACAAGCCTTTAGTTGACCACCTACCCAATAGCAATTTTGCACTTGGACTTATGGTGGAAGGATTAAAGGCAGTAAAGGCAAAGCAAGCCAATGCAGGTCAACCGAAGAAATTGAAGAAACCAACTGCTCCTGTCGCAAGTGCAGAAGCAGGTGCAAGTAAATCAAGAACCGAGGGAAGTAAACAGAAGAAGGCTATACAGGCAGCTCATGCCAAGTTCGAGAAATCGGGTAACATAGCAGACTACCAAAATTACATAAAACTAAAGCGAGCAATCGCATAAATTTAAAACAAAAATAGGAGGATATATAAAATGGCTAAGAGTACTACGTACAATACAAGCGGAAATAAAGAGGATCTCACGTCGATAATTTCAACGTTAGAACCAGAATCTACGCCTTTCGTTTCATTAATGAAAAAAGGAAAAGCAACCGGGACATTCTTTGAATATCAGGTTGATAAATTAAACTCACCTGAGTTTGGTGGAATTGAAGAAGGCGAAGATGTTACTGCTTTCAAGAATCAATCTGCTGACCGCGCTCGCATTGGGAATTATGTGCAAAAGTTCCGTGATACATTCATGGTATCGGATCTGCAAGAGATGGTGGATACTGCTGGTGTCGCATCTGAATTTGCAAACGCTGAGTCAAAAGCAGTACGCAACGTAAAACGTTCAATCGAATCTGCATTTTGTTCTTCACAAGATCGTCAAGCAGACGCTGGAGCAGGCGCACCTTACAAAACACGAGGCATGTTAAAATGGCTTGGAGTGGGTGGACAACCTTCTGACGTTCCTACATTCGCACAGAATGTTGCTAATGACACAACAGGCACGCAGACCGAAACAACCTTCAATAGCGTTCTTCAAGAACTCTACGAAGCAAACGGAATGCCCGGTGGACAGTTGACCTTACTTGCAGGCCCAAGTCTCAAGAAGGAAATCTCAAACTTCTCCCGTCAGCTTGCAGCTACTAACGGAACTTATACAGTTAATCAAGACGCTGATTCCAAGAAAATTACTTTGTCAGTTAATATCTACGAAGGTGATTTTGGAAATGTGGCAATCGTTCCTTCTTTGTTCATTAACAGAACAAGCGGTAGTGACGCAGTTGACGCAGATGCAGGTCTCTTAATTGATCCTGAGTATGTATCCATGATGTCCTTGAAAGCTGAGTCTGTAACTGAGCTTGAGAATCAAGGAGGTGGAAGACGCGGTTTTGTTGATGTCGTAGCCGGACTTGCTTGCCTCTCGCCTGTTGCACATGGTTTTTTTAACTAATTAGTTGCACAATAATATTAAACATAAAGGAGATTTAAGATATGTCAGAATTATCAAATAATGAAGCAGGTAGAGGTTTTACACACGTATACACCGCTACTTACGAAGATCTACAAACAATCGGTAATGGTGGTCAGTTGACCATCGCTACTATTCCTGCTGGTGGTGCAGTTGAACTTGCTGGTGTATACGAAAGTGTCGCATTTGCAGGTACAACCTCGCTTGTCATTGATGTAGGAACAACTGCTGGTGACCCAGATGAGTTCATTGATGCTCTTGATGTCGATGCCATGACTGCCCCTGTATTCAATACAGGAGATGCATTCACAGGTGGTCAGTCACAAGCAGCAGGTGGAACAAACACCGCAGCTTCAATTATCTTGGAAGTAACAGATGCAGCGATTGCATCAGCTACTGCCGGGGAAATTGTGATCGGATTACGTATCGTTGATTTAGGTCAATTTGCTTAATTGCAATTAGGATTTGGGGAGTAGTCTGCGTAGCGGGCTACTCCCTTTTCCACATCTTTTTATTATGGCAGAAATATTCATACCAAAGTGGCAACCATCTCAAGGTAATGGTTCGCAATTTATGAAGAACTTAGAGAAGCACCTTCGTTACGAAGTTGACCTGGAGAAGTACGAAGCAAAGAAGCGTGAGCTTGAGTGTGGAAAAGAGAATGGAGAAGGTGGACAAGTCGAGGGACTAGGACAATTAAAAGGTACAATACCTGCACGCGAATATTTCCGCTGGCATCAGGACAAGCAAGGATGTTGGGGCGATAAGCAATTCACCAATGAGTTCTTTCGTGACAACCCACATCTCAAAGCAAAATCATTTACCAAGAAGACCTTCGCATCTGGAGGCTTTAACGAACCTAGCTTCGCATGAGGAAGATAGCAGTAAGCACCATGTTGACCAACCTAGTAAGTATGGTTGGCGTGGATTCTTTTCTTACTGCTGAAACAACTGCTGCCGTACGCAGCTTTAATCGATTTGGCAAGTTAGCCTGGGATCGCACTGCATGGCCATTTGTATCACGTATAACGCAAGTCATACCAGATGTGCGTGTACGAAGCGTACAAGTGGGTAGTGGAGGAGCGAGCTATACAACTGCACCATCTGTCGCATTTAGTGGTGGAGGAGGTTCAAGTGCAGCAGCCACTGCAACTATTAATGCAGATGGAGAAGTTAATGGAATTGCAGTTACAAATAATGGCACAGGATATACAGGCACACCCACAGTTGCAATAAGTGGAGGTGGTGGAAGTGGTGCAACTGCAACTGCAAGCATGTTGAGCTACCTGGACTTTGGCACAACCATAAGCGAGATATTTCGAGTCACTGACCATGATCCATTGGATGGCAATGCAAGTGATATTGCATACAAAAATGTATATGTGACAGGTGCAAGCGAGTATGGAGAAGCAATATTGCCAGACCATAATTCTACCGCACCTGTATGGGTGTATTACCGCGCACCATTCCCAGAGTATGCAAGTGGAGCAAGTGACTTTCCATATGTATTTAGCGAGTATGCGGTGGTTGGGGCAACTGGCGATTGGTTGCAGGCTGACGGGCAGGGTGACAAAGCACAAGTTTTATACCAACAAGCAGAAGCAATTTTACAAAGCGAGTTGGACAAGCTCGAAAGACAAGAGGGGCAAACAACTCCTTTACAAATAATTACGTACGGAACAACTGCCGTTAGTTCGGCATAAAAGGAACAAATATTATGGCATCAGAATACAGAGGTTTAGGACTAAATGGAGGCGAGTACATTAATGATACTGCGGTTCATACAGGCAAATGGTTTGCGATCCAAGCAACAGAAGCAACTGTACTAGCAGCACAGGCAAGTAACATTACAAACTTAGATGATATTTGCACGGGACAGGATGCAACTGAGCTTGCTGCTGGAACTGTACTGTACGGAAACTTCACAAGCATCGATCTTACAAGTGGTGCTGTAATAGCCTACAATATCTAGGATGGGAAGTTCGGCCATATCGCTTGGTCTTGGACTAGGTGGAGGTAAGTCTGCTACTAGTAGTGGAACACCTGGTGGTACTCCATTCGCAAACCAATACAGCGTAAGCTTTGATGGAAGTGATGACTATATGAGCATCCCTGACGCAGATATTTTCAGTATGGGAAATGGCTCAGGAACTGACAACGCTTTTTCAATTTCAGGCTGGTTTAATGCTAATAGCCTCAATGCATTTTATATAGTTACTAAAGATGGTAGTGGTGCTGGTAGGGAGTGGGCTTTTCGGACAGTTTCTAGCCAACTTCACTTTTTTGCTTTTGGAACAGGCGGTGGTTATATAGGCAGAAAAGACTCAACAACAAGCTTAAACACTGGTCAATGGTATCACGCTGTAGTTACTTATGACGCATCAAAGGCATCGAGTGGCATTAAACTTTATTTAAATGGCACAAGGGTGGATGATGCTGATTACGCTAGTGGTACTTTTACAGCTGCTAGAAATTCAAGCACTTTACCAAGAGTAGGTGCTGTGCAAAGTAATTCCACTTACTCAAATGGATTAATAGACGAGGTAGCTATTTTTAACACTGAACTTTCTGCATCCGACATATCTACACTAAGAGGTGGAGCATCAGCAGGGACGCTAGGAGTACCAGCAGACATATCCTCACTAAGTCCTGTAGGTTGGTGGCGAATGGGAGACAACGACTCAGGTACAGGCACTACTATTACAGACCAAGGAAGCGGTAGCAACAACGGATCACTAGAAAACGGCCCAACCTTCTCAACAAGTGTACCAGAATATGTATTCAACCAAAACAGTGTAAGCCTTGATGGTAGTGATGACTATATGGATATACCTGACAGCACAGCTTTGGAGACCACAGCATTTACATGGAGTGCTTGGTTCTATTGTACGGCAATTAATCGGTATAACATAATCGTAGATACTGCAACTAGCAGTACTGTTTTTAACGGCTACGAGCTTTTCGTAGTAAATACTACAAATAAAATAAGGTTCGCTTCCTACCACTCAAACGACTCACTCGATTCAACAACCGTAGTTTCAGCTAATACATGGTTTCATGTTGCAGCTACGCACGAATCAGGAAGTGATAAGTTGTATGTTAATGGTTCTCTTGAGGCTAGTGGGTCTGCTTCTAATTTTAATGTATCTGATGCCGCTAATTTAAGAATAGGTAGTAGTAATATTTACGATCTGTATCACCAAGGTTTAATTGATGAAGTAGCGTTCTTTAACTCTGCATTATCTGCATCTGATGTTACCGCAATCTACAACAGCGGAGTACCAGCAGACCTTACTTCATTAAGCCCTGTTGGATGGTGGAGAATGGGTGATAACGATGGGGGAACAGGTACAACAATAACTAACCAAGGTTCAGCATCCTCTATAGACGGAACTTTAACTAACGGTCCAACCTTCTCAACCACAGTACCATCTTAATAAATTATGAGCAGAAAATATGTAATAATAAATGCGGACGAAGTAGACTCCGTTGATTTTAGCCAAGTGGATGAGACGAGTGCCGATACAGTTCGTTACTCAGTCGATGGCACAAAGACATTTGTTAAGTTTGACACTGACACAACACCTTCATTCTTGGATGGTAAAACGCAATACACGCATTCTGAAATACTTACCATATTAGCGACTGACGAATGGACTCCTGACGAACCTCCTGGATGATTCACGCCACACCATTTTTAATGCTCATGCTTTGCTCCTGTTCCATGCGCTCTACCTACCCTCTAGTGGGAGGATTGGCTGGAGGTGCAGCCGGATCTTTAGGTGGCCCGGTAATAGGTGGACTATCTGCTGGTGCTGGAGTCCTAGCTGGCGAAGCACTCAAAAACAAAGATGCCCTAATCGAAGCAGAAGAAACCATAGAGGCGTTAAGTCATGGTGATGTATCTGCCTTGGTTGCTCAAGGCATGGAGGAGCATAAAACAGGCTTTGAGGCATTCACATCCTACATCAAAAAGATTCTAATCGGAGCGGCCATCCTCCTTGGTGGTTACCTCGCAATCCCAATCTTCGTGGCAAAAAGAACAGCCCGTCAATGCTCGCAAACCGAAGCAATTAAACATCAGACTCGCTCACCATTTCCTGTAAAACCTCCTTCCCGAAATGAGAAATCTTGAATTATTAAAAGACAAGTTCTTGGACATGTCGAAGAAAGCTAAAATGATAACCATATTTGCCGGACTTGTCGTTGGCATAATCATATTGGATTGCTTGTTCTAATGATAGATCGCACTGCAATTCTTGGCATGAGTGGTACAGTTGCCACTTTTGGTCTAGCACACCTGGATGATTTATTTGGATGCATTGCAGGTGTAATCACAATTATTTACATGGGTAGAAAACTCTACCAAGAAATAAAGAACAAGTGAATGGCACGTTATCGCACATCAGGTAGATTAGATGACCAAGTTCTTACAGACGGAGATCGTGGATTTCGTGGCATTGATTCATACCAAGAAGCAACAAGTTTAGAACCGGGCTTCGTACAGACAAGCGAGAATATGCGCTTGATTGGTGATCTTGCAGAGGTACGCAAAGGTATAGATTTCCTAGCAGGTAGTGTCACACTTACTTACAACGGATCAGATGAGCGTGTATTTGCCAGCACATTGTTTAGTGACCCAGCAACAGGCACAGAGTTTGTAGTGGTTGCAACCAAGTCAAAAGCAATCATATGGAATGATGCAAATAACTCTGGTATCAACATCGATTATCCTGGTAGTGAAGTGGTGGCAGAAGCAGATGGGGCGAGCTTTGTACAGTCACTTGAGAAGCTAATTTTATTTCGTGGTAAAAATAAAACACCACTTGAATGGGATGGAGACTTTAGCAGTCCTACTGACTTTGTAGTCAAAGCAAATGCAAGCCCAGGTGCTGGACGCATACAATGTCCAAACACAGATTATGGTGTATTCTTTCGCAATCGCTTAATCATACCGCAACCCACAGATAGTAACTATTCCATTATCATGTCTGACTTGTTGGACACGGATAATTACTACGCTGCTGAATCACAATTTAGAATTAACAAAGGAAGTGCAGATT